CGCTACGCAAGATTGAGATTATCAAAAAGGCCGAATCTAAGAGATGGAGAGAGGTAGAGAAGGATGCTAACAAGTATAGATTCTTCAATGAAGTAGTAAAGGAGGAACTTCTTGGTATAATGGATAATCATAAACCAGCGTCGGTGAAAAGGGTCAATATGAAGCAGGAGGGGGAGTACGCTGTTGTTCTTTCTCCTACTGACTTACATTTCGGTAAATATGGTTGGGTTGATGAAGTAGGGGAGCATTACGACTTAAACGAAGCAAGAGAGCGTGTACTACAGAAGACCGAAGAACTGTTGGGTAGACTCCCGAGTAAGCCCGAGAAGTTTTTGGTAGGTATTGGTTCTGATTGGTTCCATGTTGATAATGACATTGGTACTACTACCAAAGGTACGGCGCAGGATATGGCTGCGACGCCAGCACAAATTCTAATGCAGGGTTGTGACCTTGCACGACAGCATATTGATTTGCTTAGGACAGTCAGCGACGTAGAGTTGGTGTTTATGGGTGGTAATCACGATAAACACACTTCTATCATGCTTATGCTCTATCTTGAGGCCTACTACAAAGATTGTGAGGACGTTAATGTAATTGTTAGCCCCCATGTCAGGCAATACGTTACCTACGGTAACAACTTGATAGGTTTCACACATGGCGATGGTAAAGTAATGAATAAACTACATGCTTTGATGGCTCATGAGGAAAGGGAGGCTTGGGGCCTTACACAGAATAAACTCTGGTTTCATGGACATCTTCACTTCCAGCAAATGCGTGAAAGTGGTGGCTGTCTGGTAATACAACTTCCCAGTCTAGCCGGAGAGGATAGGTACCATAGCCGTAATGGGTATGTGATGAATAAAGCCGGTCTTTCTGCATATATGATTGATAAAAATAAGGGTCTTATCGGTAGTCTGTTTGCTCCGGTGATTTCTCATGAGTAATTGGACAAGCGCTAAATGCTGGGCATGTGGCTGGGTTGCTCCACGAATGCAAATGTCTAAAGCCGTAGACGGTATATGTCCTCATTGCGGTAAGAAAGATTTACACCCGAGATGATATTATGGGATTCATAGATGATTTGGCGATGGAGAGGAGTAGGGGTGACATTCGTTACTTCTACCAATGGCTCGGATATACATGGGGCGACCATATAGACAAGTGGATGGAGATGTATGGGGATAGACAGGGTGCCGAAGTTCATAGGGTCTGTATTATTGCCCCACGCGACCATAGTAAGTCTACTACACTTAGAGTGAAACTATTACATCAGTGTTTGTTCGAGAAGAAGGCAAATGGTAAGCCTTTCACCTGCTGGTTGATTTCTGCTAGCAAAGATACTGCTATTCGTCGTCTTCAAGAAATACGAGACGATATTAAGCAGCATCCCCAACTCAGTAGGTATCTTGACCCCAAAAGGGGTAACAAGACCGAAATATACTTCACGAACGGGGCTTGGATTATGGCTACCTCTGTTGGCTCCGCAATTCGTGGGGAGCATCCAGCATGTGTTGCTTTTGACGATGTGCTGGTGGATTCTGATGAAATGAACCCACATACTCTACAGCAGTGGTTTAGAAAGGCTATCACTCCTATGTTGAGTCCGGGCTCCTCTTTTTATGTCGTAGGTACCCCTATGGCCATGACAGATTTGTACCATACGGAAATGTTGGGTAATAAGGCTTGGAAAAGCGCTACTTGGAATGCTATCATTAATTATGACGAATGGAAGTCTAGTGATGGCGAAATAGAGCCTGTGGCTCTTTGGCCTGAGTATCGTAGCATTAAGTTTCTTCTAGAGCAGAAGGATGCTGTTGGTGACTTGGAGTTTGCGCAGGAATACCTGTGCCGTGTTGTTGATGACGATTCTGCTGTCTACCCACAGAATCTTATTCGTAAATATCTAGACCTTGATGTTTTACTACAGATTGAGACTATACCAAATAATAAATATGTGATTGGTTTTGACCCAGCGCATGGTCTTGGGCAGGATTTTAGTGTGATGTTGGTTCTACGGCAGGACGAGCAAGGCTTTGTGCATTTTGTCAATATGTGGCGGCGTAATGATTTCCCCCCTGATAAACAGACGGATATGTTAATTGAGTGGACACAGCGATATGGTAATTGTGCTTTGGCTGCTGAGGATGTGGGTTTCCAACAAATGTATGAAAGTTTGCTTGTGCAGAAGGGTGCTGTGGTAGATTACCGTAGTAGCAAGGTTGGTAATAGAACTTTGAAGCAAGGACTGTTAAATAGGCTCCGTGTTTGGTTTGAGCGAGAGATGGTATCATTCCCTTATGGAAATGACGAGACAAGACGAATGGTGGAGATAATTATGGATGAATTGAAGACCCATGCTTGGCGCGATGGTCTTATTGTGGATTTGGGTGTACACAACGATACTGTGATGGCCTTTGCTCATGCTATTGACCAATTTACCTACAAGGGCCAAGATGTCCCTGTGGTAATGAAGACAATGATGGGCGGTCAGTGGATGGGCGGCACTACACAGAAGATTAATCGTGGGCATAGTGGTTTGGGCGGTCGAGTGATAGATAGGAGGAGAATTTAATGGTAAGAACAGTATTTGGGCCGATGAAGAAGAAACAGTTGTACATACACCGTCTTAACGAGTTGATTGACGATGGTTGGTTTGATAGTTGGCGTGACACCCATGAAATCGTGACGGAGGTAAACAAAGGGGTTCCTGCACGGTGGGGTCAATTCCACTACGCTGTTGTCAAGAGATATATTGACAGACCGAACGTAATGCCTCTTGAAGAAAAGTGGGAGAAGAGAACTCGCTTTTGGAAAAAAATTTGAAAAAATAATTTTACAGAGCGTAAGGTGGTAGGCGCATATTGGTGTGTGCATATCATAGATATGGTGCTGAGATAGTAAGTCCGAATCTCAAGTCCACATCTGCCCGCGACCCCTCAACCCCTCTGGGATGTTGCCGTTTCTGACCCCTCTAGGCGCTGCGTGTGGGCCTCAAGGGGTGTAGTAGGTCAGAGGTCGCCACTGTGTATAAACGGCGTATCAGCATGCAGATTTTCGGTACCTCATGTCCTCTCTGCTCGGAGGTGCTCCCGGAGTGAGTCAAAAGGGTCTCGGCGTGCTATATTGACCCCCTTTTCTTGAGATAGGTTAATTAAGACTCATCCTCTCGGCCCCCTTGTATCTCCTTCGGAGTACGCGGGGCGTGCCCCGCTGGGAGCCGGTCAACGGCTCAACCCGCCAAGAGGCGCACCCTCGGGCACTCGGTCACAGAGCCGAGAGTCAAGACCTGAGAAGGCCGCCCCTGAACGAACCGTGATGAGCGCTGAATAGGGCAGGGAAGGATTGCCCGCATAGGGGGCCGTGTCCGACAATGTTAGCAACCGTGCGAGGCTGAAATGAAAGGAGGTAAACTGAATGAGTAATGAAGTCACATACGACATCGTGATTAATGCGACCATAACCATTGACGCAGACGACTTGATTGAAGAGAGCGCTCGCTCTCTCATCGAGGGGTCTTTTGATGTGGTCGGGGACGCTGACATTCACGACATAGACATAACCTCGGCGTGAGAGCGCCGGGTGTGTCTGACGGACCCATAGACCACACCCTAGGCGGCGGGGTGTGGGAGGACCAAACGCCGCCAACTGCGCCGCTTCAAGATTTAAGCTTGAATATAATCGGCGTATAATACCACCAATAATTAAGTCAATCATGGAGGTGATAATTATGACTAACCGAGAGAAGACCGCAGAGGACGAAAGGGATATTGACGCAGAGTATCGCGCCGACCATGCCGACGACCTAACGTACGAGGCTATTATGGCTGCGCGAGAGCAGGAGAAGAAGGCAGTGAATGACCCTTATGACCTGCTAGAGCAGTACCCACACGCGGAAGACTGCGCCGACTTTGCCGAACTGATACCGTCCGGCGAGATTGGCAGCGCGACCGGAGATTGGGGCTTCTGCCCCTTCTGCGGAGATTACATCTAGACGAAAGCCCAAGTCCTCGACCCTCATGGGGGGGTCGGGGCACACTACCCGATATGTCAATCATGGAGGTGATACAAATGACGAACCAAATACAAGCGAAGGGACACACCTTAATTCGGTTCAAGTGGATAGACTTGGACGGGAAGGTATGGGAAGGAACGCAGCCCGCTTCATGGGTTGCTAAGTTCGCCGAGACCCGACGATGCTTTGACTTCAAGGCGCTGCCTGATATGAGTATTGAAGAATATGGGCGGCGGCTGTGGAGATGAGGCATGCTGGTGCAACAAGACCGACTAAACGAAAGCCCAAGACCTCGCAGCCCTTCGGGGCTGTGGGGCACCCAATAAGTCAATCACAGGAGGTGATACAAATGACTAACCCACACGACAAGATGCACACCATACTGCGCTACAAGTGGAAAGACCACGACGGCGTGACATGGGAAGCAATGCAGCCCGCTTCATGGGTCGCAGAGTTCAGCAGAACGCATGCAGTGTACGACATCAGAACAGTACCCAATACGGGCGGCTGTGATGACCCGAAGTGCTGGTGCAACTTCACAGGCTGCACCCACTGCGGGAAGGATGAAACGCACCCCGAAGAGGGGTATTGTGTTCCATGCTTTGAAACAGAGCGAGACGAGCCCACGCCGCCTCAAGACCCGGCTGGAGTCTGGCACCACCCATACAACTGAGAAAGCCCAAGACCTCGGCGCTGTGGGGAGCGCCGGGGCACCCCCCTTTTTTTATCTCAATACTACCCCCCCCAAAAAAATAAAAACCAGAGACAAAAAGAGAGAATTCAAATCCGAATCAACAAGTTCATATACTCAAGGCCGTTCGTCTGTTTATGGAGAAGACCTACGCTGAATCTGATAGAGATGATACGGAATACTTAGAGGCTATGCAAGGAATCATTACAAACTTTGAAGATTCGTTTTGTCCAAGTTGTAGTTGGGGTTTGGATAAACACACTATTGTCAATTTCAATGGAATGCCTTTTGCCTATTGTGAGATGGGGGACGCGCTGCGCGCAATCGGTGCAAAAACTGCACTAGGTGTTCTAAGTTACACCGCGCTCTAGGTGAACTTTTGGCCAAAAAGTGCCGTAGAAGCCGACCGCTAGCCTTATATACCCCTAAGCCCTCTGGCATGGGCGCGGCGGGGTCGGTGCAGTTTCTGCACTAGGTGAGTACAGGGGTTTATAAGGGGGGATGCCTACGCTTAACCATGAGCGGAGTAGAACTATCAATCCATCATGTTGAAGAAGTAAGAATAAGCGCCCCTACCACCCTGAGCCCATCAGGGTGCAGGGTTCAAGATATAACTATAGTATATCTTGACCTATGCGACGGTGAGTGGGTCACTTGTGAGTCAGAGTTGACCCTGTTCTACGAGGATGACGCCGTTATCACCACAGAATGAAATTGAGATGGGGGGTCCGGCTTAGGCCGGGCCTCCCTACTTTTTTTATTTTTATCGTACCACCCCAGAAAAAACAGAGACAGAGACAGAGAGCCCAAATCCGAATCCGAATTACGCGCTGCGCGCCTTTTTTTTGAAAACTGCGCCGGGCACCCGAATCCAAACCCTTATATAGGTAAAGCCCCTAGGGCTCAGAACACACCAAGTCGCAGTACTCGCCCTCCCAGCCGCACTCCTCGCAGTAGCAGTCCTCGTAGGACCCTAGGTAGGCACCCGTGATGACTAGGGCCTTCTGGCAGCATCGGCACTCGTCGTCGTACCTCATTCACTCGCCCCCCTTGCTGCTTTGATTCTGCATATTATGCAGTTCGCCTCGTAATCACCATCGGCCCATGCCATACAATACAGGCAGTCGGCGTACCATGTGCATTTACAGGCGGTTTCATCGTAGGTCTCAATCTTCTTCTCCATATTATAACGGAGTCGGCTTACCCTTATAAGGCTTTGCATACACACAATGTTTATATACCCCCAGCCCATCTGGTATGGGTCTCGGCCTATGCGCGTATAATACGCGCTGCGCGCATTCCGGGTAAAAAACGCGGGCGGGCCGCCAAATCCAAACCCTTATAAGGGTGCATCAAGTGGTTCTGATTAGCCGAGAGGCGGGAGGAAAACGAAATGACAACCAAGACGAATTTTGAAGAAAGTAATGACGTACGTATGGAAGGCTCATGGGGCGCAACTAAGGCAGTTAAGCGAACTATGGTCTACCGTATCGGCTACCGAGACGACCGTGAATACGGGTGGTTTGAGGTATTCGACAAGGAGAGCGGCGGAGACGAGTTCTACGCTGAGGGCGGCCTGTGGTTTAAGGACGATGAACTAGTTGATTATGATGGGGTCTTCTCCCTGTCACTATCGGTTATTGATTGGCTAGAGACCGAGGGCTTTGATATAACCGCCATGCGCGACACCATGACACGGTGCTGAGTCCGTAACAAGTTGGGGGGTCGCCTTCGGGCGGCTCCCCTTCTTTTTTTTGCATACCCGCAGGGCGAAACGATTATATACCCCCATCTCATCTAGTATGGGCGGCGGGTCGCGGGCCTACTTTATTGTTTGTACGCTGCGCGTATTCGGTGTAAAAATTGCACCGCCTCCCCCGATGGGCAACCCCTTATAAATGTTACTAAAATCATCTAAATCCGAAATGTTTATAAGCAAACACGAAGACGAAAGTTTGTCGCCTAAGTGGGGCGGCCACTAGTCCGGTGCCTATACAGACTGAAACGGTGTCGCGAACCTGTGGTGCGTATCACACGCACGAACGCTCTAGACCACGCTTGCCGCCATCAACAAGGTGCATAGAGCCGAAGCAGCCTCACAAAGCAGCGGTCCGCCCCTTTTCGTTAGGGGTGAGAGGTGCGGTCTTATCAACCGCCCCTCTTAAGTCCTCCCCGCTTGATAGGCGGGGCAGGATTGGGTCGCTGGGTGACATATTTTTTATTTTCCCGAAGGGCGAAAAGACTATAAGCGTTCGCCTCTGTGTTTATATTGGACGACTCCTCCTCTAGCGCGCTTGCTGGCGCCGCTAGTAATTAACAATAAAAAAGGCTCCGCGCGGGACTTACGCACCCAACGGGTGCCGCCCACATGGAGGTATTGAGTCTTATTCGGTCAGGTATTCACCCGACTTTACCTTTAGCCTTATATCTTGTATGCTGTCCTCACTCAGGAACTGCAAAAGGTAACGGTTAGTCGTGGCGCTGTAGTTGTCCCAATAGGGGTTATACAGGGTCACGCGGTCGGTTGCGAAGTCGCGCTTCGCTATTGTGCTTCGGTATGATTGGAAGGTCACGCCCTCATCTGTCCAGATTTTGAACTGATTGCTCGCGCTACTTCCCCCGTTCGTTCTCATGTTTTCTACTCTCATGTTTCTATCTCCTAATCTAAGCCACTCGGTCAACCCTTATAAGGCTTCCGATGTCATCGTGCCCCAATTCCACACGGCCATTTGATTCATTTCTGCCGCTGCTCTCATAGCGTCGCCTCTGTTTTCAAAATACTCTGAAGGGTCTATATGAACTTTCCCGTCGTCGTCTGTCCATATCCCTACATAGGGCGCCCTTGTTTCATCCACGCATCGCATGAGTCCCCTTAATACTATTAGAGGCGTCCCAACTACAGAGGCCGGTATTTTAAGCCATGTGCCTTCATGCGTTCCCACTTGATAACCCGAGGCATAATTAACCCCACTATAATAAGTATTGAATCTTTTACTGTCTAAGTCTTGGGTTCGGTATGTTCCGTCTTCCATAAGTACTCCACATCGTGCTTTGCTTATAAGGCTTCCGGTTTTTAGGTTTTATAATAATGTTTATATACCGGCATCCCCTCTAGTATAG